AAATTCCGCATAAAAATGTCCCCAAATGAAATTTAACTTGCAAAAAAATAACAAATAGAAGGTGATTTTATGGCAGGTCGCAGAGGTCAGCCAATAGATATTCTTGTCGCAAAAGGCAAAAAGCATCTCACAAACGAAGAAAAGAAACGGCGCAAAGAGGGCGAAATAAAAATCGGCAAAAGTAAATTCATATGTCCTGAATTCGTTCTGAAAGACCCCAAGGCCCTTGAAAAATGGCAGGAGATAATGGAACTATATAAGAACGTTGACTTTGTATCCAACGGTGATACGGGCCATCTGGCGCGGTACTGTAAAACGTTTAGCGAATACCTCAAATTACTTGACCGCATGAATAGAGTAAGAGATATAAGCGAGGATTCGGACGAGCTTGAGGACTATATAGGCGACAGCGACGAATTTGATTATAAGATTAAAAAGCAGCTTTTAGACATAATATCTACTGATGGAATCCTAAGAATTGAAACCGCTGTAAACAAAAAACAAGACTTACTTATCAAGATGGAAGACAGGATGTTTCTCAATCCACTTGCAAAAGTAAGGAATGTGCCAAAGAAGCAGGAAGAAAAGAAAGATCCATTGAAAGATCAGGGATTCGGAAATGTATAAAATGAATATCAAAATATAAGAACTTGCAGAAAATGCATGTTACCCACCGGCGAAGTATCACTTTATTGCAAGATTAAGTAATTTATAAATCAAAAATCATAAAGGTGGTGCATATGACAACTATAACTGAGGTCGGATTGCTCAAGAAACTTAAGTCAAGCAAAAGGAAACTATTTTGCATGAACGACGGAAACAGAAACATTGACCTGCTGACCGACAAATTATTACCTGAAGAAAATGAATGCTTTAAATTTATCAGTTTGGATGGCGGGTTTTGTTCTGTGAACTTTATAAAATATGTAGCCAACAAGGAGACTATCGAAGAATTGACCGCCAGCACTTTAAGAATAGGTGAAAAGCAATTTGTTTATCTATCTAATTTGTGTAAGGCTGGAAAGCTTAAGAAAGCGACATTTTTTATAGGATCCATTATGAAGGAGGATATCTCAAGCAATAACGGTAAATACGATTATTATACAAGGTTCTTTGAGATATCCAAGCAATATGGCTGGGAAAGTTTTGTTGTAAACAACCATAGTAAAATAATACTTATGCGGACTGAGAATAATTATTATGTGCTTGAAACGTCCTCAAATTTAAACGACAACCCCAAGATTGAACAGTACAGTTTTGAGAACAGCAAGGAATTGTATGGTTTTTACTATGACTTCTTCCAAGTTTTAAGGAATGTAAATAGAAAATAGTAGGTGGTGATGGTGACTCTAAAAAATGAGTTAATTCAATATTGCAATGATTGTATAAGTGGAAAAATAATTTGTTGTCGTAAGCATAAATGGGCTTGCATGCGATTCCTACGAGACCTTGATAAAGTAGAAACAGAGGAATTCCCTTGGATATTTGAAACAGAACGGGCAGAACGATATTTTGACTGGATGCGATTATTTAAGCATAGCAAAGGCCCGCTCGCAGGGCAGCAAAAAGACCCAGTAATTTACGAAAAATTTGTTTATGGAAACATATATGGATGGGTTCATAGAAACACTGGATTCCGACGTTTTAGAAGATCGTATGAACAAGTAGGGCGTAAGAATTCCAAAAGTATGGATAAAGCTATACAGGCATTATATGAGATTTCAGCTTTTGGGGAATTACGTGCGGAGGCATATGTTGCCGCAACTAAAAAAGCAGATACCCGCCATGTGTGGGGAGAAGCCAGCTGGCTATATAAACATTCGGATTTATTGAAAGATAAATTTGTTACTAAATTTGATACAGAATTGCAATCAGTTGTAATATTGCATAAAAAAAGTGGTTCGTTTTTTGCCAGACTTTCAAAAGATGATAAAAAATCCGGTGATGGGACCAACCCACAGTTTGAAGTGCTCGACGAATATCATCTCCATGAGACAACGGAATATTACGACCTTGCAACTTCCGGTATGAAAACCAGGACGCAACCATTATTGTCCATTATTACTACAGCGGGATTTGACTTAAGCCATCCATGTTATACCGTCGAATACGATTATGTTTCAAAAATCCTTGACCCGGATAATCCGATCGAAAATGACAGATATTTTGTTATGATCTGCGAAGCCGATATGGATGAGGATGGGAAACTTATTGATGATGTTTCAAGCGATGCAGCGAGGATGAAAGCCAATCCGATCATCGGCGATACCGACGTTGGAAAAGAGTCAATAGCCATTGACCTTCAGGAAGCTCTTGATAAGCCGGACAAAATGAGAGATTTTCTCACCAAAACTTTAAATATCTGGATTAACCAAAAGCCTCTAGGTTACATGGATATGGCAAAATGGAAATCATGCGGGGCTACAGCAAAACGACCATTCCCGGATGTAAGTGGAAAGAAATACAAAGTAACGGCCGGGCTTGACCTTGCAACCAGAATTGACCTTGCAAGCGTAGGATTTGAAATAGATATGGGTGAATTGATAGTAGTCCTTTCTCATTCATTTATGCCGCGTGAGACATTTGATAAGCGCCTGAAAGCTTCACACAAGATACCCTTCGACAGATGGGAAAATGACGGATGGCTGACAGTGACGCCGGGCGCACAAATAGAATACGGGTCCATACTTGATTATGTTGTTGAAACTTATGATAAATATGGATGGAGAAGGGATGAAGCCTGCTTTGACCGACATTTAGCGACGTGGCTTGAAGGTGAAATGAACACAAGGAAGTTTGTCTCGATCGAAGTGCCACAGATAATAACCTCGTTGAGCAACCCAACAAAGGATTTTAAGGGGATAGTATATAATATTTCGGCAGAAAACGCCGAAAAGAAGCTTATACATGACAACAATCCTATCCTGGCATGGGCTATCAGTAACGCAGTAACAAAGACGGACCATAATAAGAATATAATGCTGGACAAAGAGAAGTCTAGCGAGTGCATAGACCCTATAGCAGCGTTGATGAATGCACATTTTAGGGTAATGATAAACAAAAAGAAAAAATCCATATACGAAACCCGCGGGGTAATAACAATGTGAGGTGATAATAAATTATGAATTTATACGAAGATAGAGAAAAGGAACAAAAAGAATTTGAACAAAAATATGGTACTCCACTGAAATATATGGCTGATAATTGTGTTGGCTGTGGACGGGTGAGAGTAGAATTGTGGTCAAGTGGTAAAAGGATATGTGAGAAGTGCCATTTAGACCAAGATACAAAGGAATATATTCAAGTATTATATTAATGTGAGGTGATGAGGTTGAATGAGATAAGATGTACAAACCCAGAATGCGGCAAGGATATAGACAAACAGCCAAAAATATTTGGCATGATAAAAAGCGGAATAGTTTCTATTTATCCGAGTACGCAAATAGAATTTATCTCCGACAATGAAACGGAGATACAAATAAAGTGTGGAAGATGTCATAGTTTTACATCGTTATTAATTAAATAAAAAACAGCGTTGAGCCCAAAAGATTAGAGGCCTGCTGATATCGGTTTATTCCGGTATCAACAGGCCTCTTTTTTGTTGTTTAAAGGTGGTGACAGAATGAAATTTTTAACAGATTGGTTGCCCGATATAAGCATATTTACGGGAATTATCCTGTTTGCAATAGGACTTTACATGATTTATATGCCATTGGCTTTGATAATGCCCGGCTTGTTTTTGGTATATCTTGGCTGGCCTAAAGGGAAGAAGGTGAAATGATGGGGATATTGACTGATATGCTTGAAAGACGGTCCGGAATTGCAAATCCTGAAAAATGGCTGAAAGATTTTTTTGGAGGCAGAGAAAGCCATAGCGGAATTGCGGTAAACGAAACATCCGCCTTATATTCTACGGCAGTTTTTGCTTGCATTAGGCTTTTAAGCGATACATTAGCCTCTCTTCCATGCCCTGTATATAAGCGGAAAATACCGCGCGGCAAGGAGCGGGCGCAAGATTATCCATTATATAAGCTTATACACACTAAAGCAAACCCCATAATGCCTGCATTTACATGGCGAGAAACCATGATGGGACATATTTTGGGTTGGGGCAATTGCTATAGTGAGATAGAATATGGCGAAAATGGATATCCGATAGCTTTGTGGCCCTTGAGACCGGATAGAACAAGGGCAGAGAGAGACAGGGTTACAAAGGAACTTTATTATGTCACGCAAATTGATGGCGTTGAATATAAACTGCCTAAATTCAGAGTTCTGCATATTCCCGGATTGGGATTTGATGGCATAAAAGGATACTCACCCATAACGTTGGCGCGTGAAGCAATAGGGCTCTCAATGGCGACAGAGGAATTTGGAGCGCGGTATTTCGGAAGCGGTGCTCATCCCGGCGCAGTGGTAACAAGACCGCTTGAGGCGCCAATTATGGAAGACCAGAAAAGCATTGATAGTTTAAGAAACTATCTCACAGATGCATATGGAGGTTTAGGCAAAAGCCATAGATTAATGCTGCTCGAAGAAGGCATGGATATAAAAAATATTGGTATCCCTCCTGAAGATAGTCAGTTCCTTGAAACAAGGCAATTTCAAGTAACAGAAATAGCAAGGTTTTTCGGGGTTCAACCTCATTTAATCGGCGATCTCACAAAAAGCACAAACAATAACATTGAAGAGCAAGCCATTGAGTTCGTAGTTTATACTCTCCGCCCTTGGCTGGTACGTTGGGAATCATATCTTAACCTTGATTTAATACCAGAAGAACACCAAGATACATACTTCTGTGAATTCCTTATTGACGGATTGCTAAGAGGCAACTTTAAAGATCGTTCAGAGGGTTTGCAAGTACAGAGAAGAAATGGAATTATCAGCGCAAATGACTGGTGCGAGATAGAAAACAAAAATCCTTTACCTGGCGAAAAAGGCGATATATATATCGTTGAAACAAACATGCAATCGCTTGAATATCTCGTTGAGAATCCAGGCGGCGGGAGTAAATCGCAAACTGGTACAAATAGTCAGCAAAAAAGCCTTAAAAAAGCATATGAAAGGCTGCTTTCCGATGCTCTGAATAGGGTTTTCAGGCGTGAAAGTGTTGATATTCAAAGGGAAGTCAAGAAGGAAGGCTTCGAGAATTGGACAAATGACTATTATAAAGAACCTCCTGAGTTCATCGAAAAGAACCTTTTACCTGTATTTTTAAGCTATTTTGAAGCAAAACATGGCGATATTTCACCTGAAAACGAGCAAAAAGCAAAGAATTCATGCAGGAACTTCTCAAAAGAACATTGTGAAAGAGCGAAAAAAACAATATCGGAAGGCAAAGAGCTTCAAATTGAAGAGGTTAGCCTTATTTGGAAGGAGTTGAATGAAAATGAATAAGCAAATGGAAAAAAGGATTTTTAATCTATCGGAAATAAAAATTGAAAAGCGCGGTGACTCAAACCAGCCTATAATATCAGGCCATGCAGCTGTATTTGACGTTTTAACTGACATGTGGTGGTATCGTGAGAAGATTGCAACCGGAGCATTCAAGAAAACCTTAAAGACATCTGATGTACGCGCATTATTCAACCATGATTCAAATTGGATACTTGGAAGGAATACAAGTAAAACGCTAACTCTTAGTGAAGACGACACCGGATTAGCAGTGGAAATATCTCCGCCTGATACGCAGTTGATTAGGGACATGGTTATGACGCCAATGGAACGTGGCGATCTCAACCAAATGTCTTTTGCCTTCATGGTGATTGACGAGGAATGGGAAGAAAAGAAAGGCGAGTTACCTATTCGAACCATAAAAGAGGTTGACCCGCTTTACGACGTATCTGTAGTGACTTTCCCTGCATATCCGACCACTGACGCAAAAGTCAGAGACATAATCACTAAATCGGGCATCAATTACGATGAGCTTACGGGTTTAATGTACAGGGCTAAACAAGGCTTACCAATGCAAAGGTCAGACCTTGATTTAATAAATGCCAGTATAGAAGTTTTAAAAGGTTACATTCCTGCGCCACCAGACGGGACGAATGGTGGAAAAGGTGAAGAAAATGGAGCGGGACGCTTGACATTGCTTCGCAAGCGATTGGATTTAATTGAAAAAAGCTTCTAAATAAGCCGCCAAATGGGCGGTATTTTATGTGAAAGGATGATGACTAATGGACATTTTAAAAATGAAAAGGGATAGATTCGCCCTTGTCACGCAGGCCAGAGAATTACTCGATAAAGCCG